GTCGTTCCCTCCGGTACGTTGATGGCGATGTTATTGGTCAGTACGCTGTTATCCGAAAGGTTAGGGGGAGCGGTTGGGCGAACGGCACGATAGTTTTCGTTGCCCAAGCTCAGCACACCACCGCTGGGGGAAAGGCTACTGTCATATTTTTCCGAGGTTGGATCGCTTTTTTCATTGCTAAACCATCCAATGGCCGAATCAATGATGCCTCGCGCCTTGCCGATTAAGCCAATCAACTGGTTAAGCGCATCGCCGGGCAGCCTGAATGCCCAAACCAGCCATTCGCCCAGCATTTTTCCGTAGGCTGCCGCGGTGTTCAGTTCTTCCTGAGTGCTTTTTATCGGTGTCAATAATTGCATAAACCAGTTATAGACCGGTTTTAACTTGTCCATGACGCTGTTGAAGGCTGTAATCACTGGAGAAAATGCCTCACCAATAGGACCCATTGCCGTACTGAAACTTTCCGCGATTCCGCCGATAAAGGCGCTAATCGGTTCCCAATACTTATAGATTAAGGCGGCCCCTCCGACGATCGCTGCGACTACGGCGACAATGGGCAGGCTGAGGGCAGCAAAGACTCCGGCTATCATGCCGCCAACGGAAGTGAATACGGTGCCCAGTAGACCCGCACCGGCCATCAGCATATTAATGGCGCTCAGCGCCGGCACGATAAAGGTACCTATGGTTGACAGGCCGCCAATCAGTGCGGTTACGGCAATGGCTACCGTCATCAGGGTATTGGCCAACGCGGGGTTTTCTTTTGACCATTGGCCCAGAGTGTTCAGCCAGCCGGTTGCGGTTTGCGTCAACTGCCGTAGGGCTGAGTTTTGCCCATCGAACAGGTCGATACGGATGCTGTCCCAGGAGGCGAACAGTTTCTTGATATCGCCATCCAGGTTATCCCCCCGTACGGTGACCATCGCCTGAGTAGCGCCATCAACGTTCCCCAGACTGCGCGCTTGTGGGGCTAACTGTGCGGCGGTTTGCTCAAGGCCCTGTCCATTTTGGAGGGCCGTTGGTGCGGCGGTCCGCATTTTTTTATCGAACTCATCAAGGCTCCACTGATAGCTGCTGCTGGCTTTGGCCATTATATCGGCGATATTTCCCGCCTGATCGACTGGCAGTTGAAAGGCCTGCTGGATACCTGACAGCGCTTTTACTGCCTCCTCGATACTGCTGCCGCTGGCCTTGGCCAGATTCAGTGCTGCAGGTGCCGCAGTCAAAATTTCCTGGGGGTTGTAGCCAGCGGCGGCCAGAGCGGATTGTGTTTCAGCGACCTCCTGCGGAGACTGTCCCTTGGACACCCTGCTGGTTGCCTGCTGGCGCAGGGCTGTTAACCGGCGGTCATCTTTGTTTAATCCTAACTGTGCCTGCACACCGGACATCTGCTGTTCAAACTTCATACCCGGTGCCAGCAAATTTTTACCGGTGTTGAAAGCACTACCTGCCAGTCCCAACCCCTTTGAAGCAACATCGTGAATCTTTCCAATTCCGTTCTGTCGGGTTTGAAAATCACCAAGCACTTCTGTGCGTCTTTGCTGACTCAGTTTTTGGCGGACGCGTTGTTGGCGGCTAAGAAGGTTTTGGGCGGTCTCTGAATTTTCTTGTGAGCGTTGCTGGGCGCCGGTTAAATTGGCGGTATCAATCCCTTTGCCCTGGAGCCGTTTTTCCAGATGGCTTTGCTGGAGCGATAAAATGGCTCCACGGGCCTTTTGCACGACGTGATTGAGATTCGCCTGCTGTGCCGTTTCAATATCTTTGGGGGAAGATAAAAACGCGGGCAAAGCCATACGGGTATTTTGAATCGCATCAAGCTCAATCAGTACGTCGGCCTGCGCCGCTTTTATCTTCAGTAATTGGGTTAGTTGAGCCTGGTTTTTTTGTTCTGTTTTTAGCCGCTTTTGCTGGTTGCGGATGCTGGTGTCCGCGTTTGCCAACGTTTTTTTGCTGCCGCTGCTACTCATCTGTTTTTACTCCACTACGTTGAAGGGCCTTATAGCGCCAGTCCATCAGCTCGGTCAGCGTCATGCCGTTCATCTCCGATGGCGGCCAGTGAAAAATCACTGCGATGTCCGCCATCAGGTCGTCCACGGTCAGAACGGGGTCGATGTTTACTCGGCCGATTTCGGTGACAAAAAACCAATCACCTGGCCGGCCAGCGCAATCAGGTCCGGCAGTTCCAAGCGGGCGCACTCTTCTTTGGTCAGGTTTGGATAGGTCACGCGCGGCAGGATGGTGATCAGGGCGTCGACGTCGGCGTTGGCCAGTGCCGCCAGGCCGATGCCGCGCAGGCTGCCGGCGTTCGGTTTGGTGACCTGCACTTCACGGATCTCGCTGTCGCCGCGTTTGATCGGGGTTTCCAGCATTACGGTGTTTTCTGGGGATGCATTCAGTTCCATGGGGGTATCCAATTATTGTCAGGGGAAGCAGGGCCAGCACTGCGGCTGGCCATTGAAGTGATAAATTACAGGCCGATAGCGCGGCGGTGAGCCGCCAGCAGATCCACACCGTCAACTTTTTCGATCATGTTGACGGTATCGATCTCGATCAGCTCTTTGCCGTCGATGCTCAGCTTGAAGTAGGTACAGTCGGTAGAAACCTTGGTCTCGGTGTCTTCGCCTTGCTTAAAGTCGCCGCTGTCGATTTCTTTGTGGCGACCGCGCATGACCACTTCGAGCGCCGATACTTCACCGGTGTCGTCACGTTGGAAAGAGCCGGTGAAGCGCAGTGGTACCGCATCGACGCGGCCCCATTGTTTCAGCACCAGTTCATCGATGCCGCCCATGGTCCATTCGACCACCAGCGCATCGTCGTCCAGGCCGAAGTCGACCGACGCTGCGCCGTTCATGCCGCCGCCACGGAATTTTTCCAGTTTGCGAGTCAGTTTTGGCAGGGTCATAGCCGAGACCACGCCCATATAATTGAAGCCGTCATTAAACAGGTTCAGGTATTTCAGTTTTTTTGGCAGTGCCATGATTCGGGTCTCCTTAGCTGTTCACGGACGCGGCGAAATTCGCCAGGTAACGGTCGGTGATGCGCTGGCGCAGGGTTAAATCTTCCAGCGGCGGTACTGGGGTGTAGTCGTAATCGATAAACAGCTTGCCGGCCTTCAGGGTCTCTTTATCGTTGGCGCTCTCGTCATACCAGCAGTCGCCATCAATGATCAGCCCGGCGGATTTCAGCTCGCGGAACTTGGCTTTGATGCCGTCGATCATGTCGCGGATCAGCGTTGGCGTAACCGGGCGGTCAACTGCCCACAGATGAGCTTCAGCCATGGTGTCAGCCAATACCTGCGCGGTGCGGGTATAGTTTTCGAACTGGAATAATGGATCGTCGGAACAGGTGCGTGAGCCCCAGAACTTGAAGCCATCTTTGCGGATCAGGGTGGTGACGCAGGCTTCGTTCAGCAGGTCAGCATCGGTACCGACGGTTTGCAGATCCCAAAATACGCTGGCTGAAATACCGCTGACGCCGTTGACGCCGACGTTGGACAGGGTTTTATGCCAGCCAGTTTCCTGGTCAATCTTGGCGCGCAGACCGAGTGCACGAGCGGTGGCATATGCGATGTCGCTGCTGTTGGTGGTGGTGTTCCAGTTAACAAAGTCCGGCCAGATCAGCATCAGTTCGCGTTGGCTGAAGCCTGCGCGGTACTTGATGGCGTCGGAGACGGTCTTGCAACCGTAAGCGCTGATATAACCAAAGGCGCGCAGTTGTTGGCAGATACCGGCCAGTGCGGTTGCCACCTCCAGATTGTCGTGGCCCGGTACACCCAGGATACGTGGCTTCACGCCCAGTTCGGCCTGTGCCGCCAGCAAGGCTTTCATGCCGGTGTATTTACCGTTTTCATCGGCGCCGCCAATGATATTGGAGGTGGTTTCAGCCTCGTCTTTGCCTTCTGCCACACGTACCACGACGGTGACCGGTTTGGCCTGCTCAGCGATCGCCAGCAGCGAGCGTGCCAGGGTGCCATTTTTGCCGGCCTTGCCGCTGGCGGCCAGAACGTCAGTGATCAACACCGGAGTGTTGAGAGGGAACAGGCTTGCATCGGCATCTTCTGCAGTACAAACCATGCCAATAATCGCCGTCGAGACGGTGGAAATTACGCGGGTGCCTTCATTGATTTCGAGGACACGCACGCCGTGGTGATAATCACCCATAGCATTACTCCGTTTGTGGTTGGTAACAACAGAATGCCCTTCGCGATGGGGTCGCGCATCTCATTGGGTATGTATGAGAACTGGTACAACAGCAGGAAAATCAAGATAAAAAAAACGCCCCGGGCGGGGCGCTGATAATGCGATTATTGCGGTGGCTGCGGCCAGTCGATGTCTGGGGCGGTGCCAGGATCGACCCTGCTAAGCATCACCCTATAGAGCATCCAGGTCCTCAGAAGTTCAAGCTCGACCGGAGTGGCAATGTCGAGTTCGACAGCATCCTTAAGAGGGGCAATTTCTTTCGCCGCCAGGTTCAACCGTACATCTTTCTCGTTTTGCGCCTGAATCTTTAATTGTTCGGAAGTATAAATACGCGGAACTATTTTTTCGCCATTAAATTGCCAGTCCAGACCTTTTATTGGGGTGGTGAATGTATCAGGGATGTTATCGGCTAATACTTCAGCGATAAAGGCATTGATTGGCCATAAACTTGATGCATCATAGCTGGAGCTATAAATAATTCCGCGTTTATCAAAAACTACTTTTAGAGTGTTCCTATTAAAAGTTTTTTGTACTTCGTACCAGTCATTTTCGTTTTCATCTTTAATGAATGATATGTTTGAACTTCTCGCCAAAACTTCCTCTGGCGTGTCTTTCTCTGGTTCATATATAGAGAATGGTCCGAGATTTTTCATACGTAAGCCACCGTATACCAGTTGTTATTAATGTATTTTTGCAACATGCGATAATACATATACCCAAGTTGATTTCCTTCATTGCCGTTGCCGCCGGTTATTACCGCTCCAGAAGGCGCTTCAGTCATACTGCCATCGGTGACAATAGTTCCTCGGCTAGCCAGGCGAATGTCACGTACATAATTTTGGTCAAGATAGTTATTTAAATAGCCACCCCATATGCTGCCATTAAGATTGCCATCTGTTTGAAAGGCAGCGCCTGCCGCGAAGACTGCGGAATTAGCGCGAAACTCACCATTATTGCGGAAAGTGAACCAGCCATTACCACCGCCATTGGCTACATGAATGCCCATTTCATGATAACTACCGACTTTTTCATAATGGTAAATATCGGCAGAAAGGTCCCCTTTGCCTTGCATGCGCAAGCCATTGGTCTGCCGGTATCCGTCAGCATAATTTACATTCCCAAACTTGGTGATAAAGTCACCACTATAGAAATTAGGAGTGCCATTAACGTTAATTTTACCACCGAACCAAACGTCGCCGGTTGCGCTCAATTTTCCATTAACATAATACTCAGAACCATGGAAAGACAGCACACCTTTGTTATCATTAACTAATCTGGTATCAAAATCACCGGCGCTATTATCATAATGAAAATCTATATATGGAGTGGGTCCGTAAAGTTCAACACTAGCCTTGGCTGTAAGTCCACCTGAAATAGTGGTTGAGCCATTCACCGATAATGACGGAGTGGTCAGCCCAGATTTTGTTTCGATGGCGCCATTCACCGTCAGGCCGCCGGTTATTGTATCGCCGCTCTGTTTGACAAACTTGCCGTCGGCCTCGGCCTTACTGTAGGCGCCAACATCCGCCGCCGTAGGTTTATAGGCTGTGGTATAAATCCGGTACCACGACAGCGGTTTCTCCGGCACGGTGGAAAAACCGATATAGGCGGCCGCGCTGTTTTGGATTGCCAGATAACCACTGGAGGGCCCTCCATCGCAAGGGAGATTGAGAACGCCATAGGTCCCTGAACCAGGGGCGTTTTTTGATAAGTTATTCACCCTATAAATTTCGCCAAGGTTACTGTAGGCATCTGCATGATGTTTGATACCTGCACCGAAACCGAACGCACCGACCTCCATCAAATTTGTAGCTTCAGTCCCTACATTTCTCGTTGCAGCATTACCCAGTGCGAGATTGCCACGTGCGACGGCCTTGTTGGTCAGATCCGAAAGGTTGTTGCTTTTTTTGACGCTTGCATCATTAACCGCCTTCAGCGCTTTTGGCGTCGCCGCCAGGGTTTCGCTGCTGCTGTTGATGTCGCTGCTCAGTTGGGTGAAGCCTTTGGCCAGCAGGGTGGCATCTGGGTGGTTACGTGAGCGCGCATGCTCGGCGATAGCGGCATCCAGCGTATCGCGGGAAACCAGTACGGCGGTTTTGTCCGCCACAATCACCGCGCTGGCATCGCCTTTGACCAGCAGGACCATACGTACCACCTGGGTGCGGCCGGCCCCTTCGGCCAGTAGCGGTTTGTAGGTGTCTGGCGTATTGGCCACGGCCACCAGTACACCGTTTTTATCATACAACCCCAGTTCGCGGATCCACCAGCCGCCAGTATCTTCCGGGATTATCTGCTCGGCGATCACCTGGTTGCTGCTGTTGGCGTCAACCTGTAGGGAGTTCAGCGCGGCGCGTCGCTTTTCGTTCACCAACCTGGTCTGGCTTTCGCTGGGCTGGGTGGCTGCACCACCGCCGTCGCCGACCGCCATCTGGGTGATCTCCAGCTTCTGGCCGGTTGCCGCGGCGTTAGCCAGCAGTGCTTTGCCCTGATCGGTGAGCAGGGCGCGGTATTTTGCTGTCATGTCGTTGCTCTCTTCTGTTTGTCGGCCGGATAGTTGAGGCCGCTCTTGTACATCACATACAGGCTCAATCCGCGCAGGATTTCACCCGACCAAAAACCGAAGAACATCCCGTTGTCCGTGCCGGTACGCGGTGCCGGCGACCAGGCGCCATCCATCACATCCCCACCGGTGAGATAATTCTTCTGTAACTCTGTAACGCATTGTTCGATAAAGTGTTCTGTACCCACGACCTCACTGCCGGCCATTTTTGCCAGCACGGCGCCGGCCAGCCACAGACCACACATATGGCCGGTGAAGTCATGTTTGTCAGGTTGCGGGATACCCGTCATCGGGAAATCGGTCGGCGTAATACCGCCGGAATCCTGGGTAAAACCGATCAGCCAGTGCAGCCAGTTTTCGACATAGCTGACCAATTTGGCAGGTGGTGTTTTACCCGCCAGTTTCAGCTCATGCCAGGCGCGTGCAGCGCCAAAGAAAGCTCGCGGTTGATAACCGGACCAGGCCGTCCCATCGCCCCAGTGGTACATGGTCCAACTGTCTGCTTTGCCATAGCTCAGGTTGTCCCAACGATTCCAGATATAAGCGGAAGCACCGGGCCCCAATACGCCAAACTGCTGCTGGTACCACTGCTGCGACTGCCATAAGAACTCGGTCATGTTGTTGAGCATCAGGCCGTCGGCATCGGCAGCGGCATGCACGAAAATGAAGGGGTATTGGTAGCCTGGATAAGGCATGCCGTGCCAGCCGTCGAATTGCTGGCTGTCCGCCTGATAGATATTGGAGAAAGGGATCACTCCAGGGGTATAGAACAGGCTGTCCTGGCGGTGGCCCAGCAGGGTGCAATCACCCAATAGTGCGGTATAAGGGTTTTCTCCCTGCAGTGTGACGCGGTATTTGATGGTGTAGCCGTCGTCGGCGCTGAAGGTTGGCGGTATATCATTCAGCACGTAGTAACTGAAGTTGGCGTTAGCCACATTCCCATCCTGCAGGATAGTGACCTGATCAACCGTGCTGAAATTAGGACGGGCAGGTTTCTCATCGCCATCCTGATGGTCTGGCTGATAGCCGCTCAGCACCGCGGCAGCCGGGTCAAAGGTTGCCGACTTCCATTTACCCTCGGTGGCGGGCAGCATCCAGTACCAGCGCCATTTATCGTCGTCCTCA